TTAATTCCAAATTTACGACTTATGTCGTCACTGCTAGTGCCAAAGTCCTGATGCTTTCGGTAGAGATACCAATTACTCATAACTATATTTTAGATTATAGCAACCTAGAATATAGGGACATAGCCAGTATATCCGTGATCAAACGGTCAGTTTGCTCTCACAATGTACTGCATGGTTGCTTGTGGTTAAGAGTGTAAACTCTTAATGCGGCTCCCAAGCCCCGGTCAGGGGTAGGGGACATTCTCACAATCAAATCATGAATGCATTCTCATTAAATTTGTTTAACAAATTTGTTAAGTTTGCAGTCTGACTGTTGGGAGAACATAACAGCTCTCTTTACCCCAGTTATATTGAACTGGCAAATCGTATAATGAAGTTATACCGTGTCAACGGTACTACCTTCACTGTACAGTATTTGAAAGAGTGTCTTAGACTTTGTCAAAAGACACTTGGTGGAGAGTTACCTGAATCTCTTAGTGAGCCTAGGGTAGCTACCCGTCGTGGATTACCATTAATAATACCTGGAGTTCTTCGTCTAGAAATAGAGAAGAAGTCCAGAATAGTGGTTAAGGTAGTCCTGACGATCTTGTCGGTATTTAGAGTTATGTCTGCTGCACCCAAAATAAAATTAGAGACTATAACAAGTCCTAGTTCAGGATTAGTAACCACTATTCCTGAGCTTAATTTTATATTTCCACGGTTAAAGAAATTTATTGGTTCAAAGGCCAATAACTACTTTAATATGAGCAAAAGCTCGTACGTGTCGGGTCAGTCACTACTAACTCTAACCACAGCAGGTCCTAATTGTAGATCTCAGATGTTGGGGTATCCGGTAGATGCTTTAGCATTATCGGTACACCCAACCTCTCTGGCATTATTCGAAGCTTTTTCTAAAGCAACGGGATGCATAGATCTATGACATAAATTAAAAGATGAAATTGATCATATTAACTCATATCCACTCAAAGAGAGTTGATTGGAGTCATGACAATGTGATCTTTCTAGTCCGGGCCTGCTGAAACTTGGTAAGCTAAGTCTAAAATTGGAACCGGCTGGAAAGGTTAGAGTCTTTGCAATTGTTGATGCTTGAACTCAAAGTTTATTAAATCCTCTCCACAAGGCTTTATTTGATATTTTATCAAATATACCTAGTGATGGTACCTTTAATCAGTTAAAGCCTATTAAGGCTTTATTTGATAAGGGCCATAAAGATTTATTTTCTTATGATTTAAGCGCAGCAACTGATAGACTACCCATAGATGTTCAAGTTCAAGTTCTTGCTTTCCTTTATGGAAAACAAGAAACTGCTCAACTTTGAGCAGACTTGCTTGTTAATCGAGATTATCACCTTTGTAGTGATGATCCAGATTTCCAACCTTATAATGGTGTTTACCGTTATGCCGTTGGACAACCTATGGGGGCCCTTTCTAGCTGGGCAATGTTAGCCTTAACTCATCACTGTTTAGTACAAGTGGCAGCTCTTCGTGTCGGTCATAAAGACTGATTTGAAGACTACGCTGTGCTAGGAGATGATATTGTTATCGCTAATAAAGCTGTTGCAGATTCCTATTTAATGGTTATGAAACTATTAGGTGTCGATATTAATTTATCAAAATCTCTAGTTTCATCAATAGGAGTTTGTGAGTTTGCAAAGAAACTTATGATCAATGGTGAAGATTTCAGCCCTATCGGGCCTAAGTCTTTACTTGAGTTCATTCGTTCTCCAAGCACCTTCAAAGATATGGTATTAAATTACAATATCTTTGACGGCTTTGACATTGCAGTGTTCCAAGAACAGTTAGCTAAGCTCTTTAACCATACTCCTCTTAAGGGTTCAAAATGAAACCGTAAGTTGAAGTCTAGTTATTGAGACTTAGTTAGCTGGTTTGGTCTTAATCTTGTGCAGGATCTGTCACCATCCCTTATGGGATCGGCTGCAGATTCGCTTGATACAAGAAGCCGAGAGTGAATTAATTCAGTTCTTTCTGAATTGATTGACTCTAAGCTAACCAAGGGTTGACTTAAGGCTCTTCAAGACGATGAGACCATGTATCGTCGTTATCGTAGATTTTATTCTATTGATAACGAGTTCTTGGCTCATTTCCCCAGTTCTCAGTTTCTTCTTGACAATTTGAGTCAGAGACTAATGCAGTCTGCTGCTCATATTGAAGAACCTGAGGACTTTGTAACGAAATTAAAACTTTCGTTTAGCGAAATGACTCGTCTTTCTTGAGTCTTTGAGGAGAAACCTAAAGCTATACGTTCATCTAAAGCTCTTGTGTTATCAAGAGAATGGATTGAACGTATCAGTCGAGACCGTCCGGGTATAGCTGTTATACTATTCCAAGCCAGTCAGGCTGTTGCTGGGTTTCATCAACCCAGTGGAGCTATTCAAAAGATAGCTGACACTACTGGTTTATCACCAGTTGATGTCCATTTG